AGGGTGGGGAGCCGCAGCTGATCATGCCGGATGTGGCGGCGGATGAAATTGCACACTGGAGGACCGGGGAGCGCACCGACGCGGTGACCATGGCCACGGTGATCATGCAGGGCTACCAGATTTTCCAGCCGGACGGCGGCGGGGCCTGCTACGGGGTGAGCCTGCTTGACCTGGGGATCATGGAGCGGGAAATGGTGGAGCATGGAGCCGCTGCTGTGATCGACGGGGACCGCCTGCTGTGGCGCGGGGACACCGAGGTGGTGGCCATGGACGCAGTAAGAAAAGCCCGGTCAAGCTGGGCCAAGGAATGGGAGCGGGCCGTGTGGAACGCCCTGGAGGGCGTGGACCTCCACAAAGAGGAGGCATGACGATGGGAAAGACGAATTTTGACCGGATCACCGCCTCCCCGGAGGCCCTGGCCTCTTTTTTGGCCTCCCTCCCCTGCCTGGACGCGCCATGGGATGACGATTTTCACCGGATTTTCTGCGACAACTGCCCCATGGAGGACTGCCCCAAGGTATGCCCGCACGAAGCGGAGCGGAACAGCCCGGCGTGGTGGCTGTCACTTTCGCCAGATCTGAACCCATGAAAAATAGAGATAACGCCGGGTTGCACATAGAAAACCGACAGATCCAGTACATTGCCCGGATTAGCCATGGAAAGGACAGCATGAAAATGCTGGATGTGATCATTTCGAGGGGGCTAAAGCTGGATCGAATTACAACAACAGATATATGGGCAACTGAAACAATCCGCGGGGAATACCCGGAAATGGTGAAGTTCAAAGAACGGGCAGACGAATATATCTGGCAAAAATACCGTATCGAGGTGGAACACCTGTGCGCTATGCGGAACGGCGAGAAACAGACCTATGAAAGACTGTTCTACCATGTTCCAAAGCGGAAATCTGCGGGGGGGGCATTGAAAACAGGGAAAATCCTGGGTTTTCCGACCCTGTGGGGGCCGTGGTGCCAATCGGACCTAAAACGCGGTGTGAAGCACCGAGCAAAAGAGTGTCTATCCACAAAGATAATTTCGGGCCGGACAGTATCAAAGGATTTCCTGTCAGCTTTACAAACAAGGGAACCTGGTGCCAACGCCTCAAAACCAGATTTTTAGAAAGCCCCGCCGCGAGGGGCGGTACAAATATCGTGGAATACCTGGGAATAGCAGCAGATGAACCGGGACGGTTCGGGCAACTGAATGAACGCAAGCGCGCTCCGCTGGTAGAGTTTGGTATTGAAGAGGGCCTTTGCGGCCTGTACTGCCAGTACGAGGGTATTTTGGCCCCAAGCTACGAAACGAGCTGCCGGGACGGGTGTTGGATGTGCCACAATCAGGGTGTAAACCAACTCCGGCAGCTACGCAAGAACCACTCGGAGCTATGGGCAATCCTGCTGAAATGGGACGCAGACAGCCCGGTAAATTTCAAGCCAGACGGGCGGACGGTCCATGACTATGAATTGCGGTTTCAATTAGAGGATGACGGCCTGTTGATACCAGGTGATACACGCTTTAGGTGGTCCATGCTGAATGAGCCATTAAATTACAGAATGTTTTAAGAGAAATACGGAGGCATGTATATGGAAGTAACTGTAAACATGAGCGCCGAGGAGTTTCAGAAGTTCATGGACTGGAAAAAAGAACGGGACTATTACGAAAAGGAACTGGTCAAGGAAACAGATAAGAGGGAATTTATGGCAAAGAAAACGACCTGGGCCATTGAGAAAGACCCGAAGCGGCCCGGCAAGGTCAAGATCGTGGACCAGGAACACGCGGCGGAGCTGCTGGAGCTGGCCAATGACTACCTATCATAAAAAGAAAACCACCTGCGCCCGGTGCTGACAACACGGCGCAGGTGGAGCAAATGCGAGGCGGCCAAAAGGCCGTCCTGGAATGGCTATATTATAGCATACTCCCGGACGGCCTGCAAGCCGCAAAATTCAACGGGGCCGCGGCCCCGTATAGCTCCGGTAAGAGCTATTAGTAAAGTGACCAGCAGGCCCAAAGGAGGAGTACAGCATGGCCTATGTCCATAGGCGGGTAAAGGCTGGCCGCACCATCGAACACAGGAAAATGCAGTCATACCGGATCCACACCAAGGGGGTCCAGAGAGGCCCCAACCATGGGACCACATCGAAGAAGCAGGCCAAGGTCAACGAGCGGGTGGCAGAGGAACACCTGCGCTGGGACCTAAACGCCAACTTTGACCACCGGGATCTCCACGCCGTCCTGCACTACTATGTCAAGGACACCACTTTCCCGGAGATACTGGCGGACAAGGCCGCCTTTCTGTCCAACCTGCGGAAGATTTGCAAAAAGCGCGGGATCAAGTACAAGGCGGTGGTGGTGATTGAAACCAAGCGCATGACAAACCCGCACATTCATGTGGTAATAACGCGCATGGACCCGGAGATCATCACCGAGGCATGGGAGAGCGTACCAAGGGGCGGCGGGGGTATCAGCTTCAAACCCCTGGACCGCAGAGGGAACCATGAGAAGCTGGCGCAATACCTGGTCAAAGAAAGCCGATCCACCATGGAGAAATACAGGGAGCTGGGGAAACGGGGAAAGCGGTACAGCAAGACCCAAAACATGGATAAGCCCGTGATTACATACACCCCCGTGTCTGCCTCCTCCTGGCGTAAGGAGCCAAAGGCCAGCAAGGGCGCCGTGCTGTACAAGTTCGATGACGGATCCACCACCCGGAGCGGGTGGCATGAGATCAGCGGCTACCCATACCAGGAATATTTCGAGGTTTTCAACGAATAGGAGGACAAGCCAATGAAAATTTACATAGCGGGAAAAATTGCCGGGGATCGGCGGTATCGGGCCAAGTTTCGAGAGGCGGCCAAGGCCCTGGAGGCGGCAGGCCATGTAGTCCTGAACCCCGCCACCCTGCCGGACGGCCTGGCCGACGGGGACTATATGCGGATCGCGCTGGCCATGCTGGAGGCGTCGGACCTGGCCGTGTTCCTCCCGGACTACCAGGAGAGCCGGGGCGCCATGGTGGAATGGGCCTGGTGCCAGCGGACCGGGAAAGAGTGCGCCCTGTATCTGGATATAGCTGGAGGTGGCAAAGGTTGAGCAAGGCGCAGATCAGCATGTGGGAGGAAAAGATCGTGGACAGTTTCGCCGGCGGCGGCGGAGCCTCCACGGGCATTGAGCTGGCCACGGGCCGGGTGGTGGACATAGCGATCAACCATGACCCTGACGCAATTTTAATGCACAAGACCAACCACCCGCACACCGTCCACTATCAGGCCAGCGTGTGGGATGTGGACCCGCTCGAAGTCACAGGAGGCAGCCCGGTGGGTTTACTGTGGGCCTCCCCTGACTGCAAGCATTTTTCCAAGGCCAAGGGCGGGAAGCCCGTGGACAAAAATATCCGGGGGCTGGCCTGGATTGTCCTGCGGTGGGCCGGGACGGTCCGGCCCCGCGTAGTCATTCTGGAGAATGTGGAGGAGTTCCAGACCTGGGGGCCGGTCCGCCGTGGGCACCCGGTAAAAGCAAAGGCCGGGCGAACATTCCGGCGCTTTATTGACCAGCTGGAGGGCCTGGGCTATGCGGTGGAATGGCGGGAGCTGGTGGCGGCTGACTACGGGGCGCCAACAACCAGAAAGCGGTTTTTCCTAATTGCCCGCTGTGACGGGCAGCCCATTGTGTGGCCGGAGCCTACACACGCGCCGGCGGACAGCCCGGAGGTGCTGACCGGGAAGAAACTGCCCTGGCGGAGCGCGGCGGAAATCATAGACTGGAGCCTGCCCTGTCCCTCCATTTTTGAAACGCGGGAGGAAATCCGGGAGAAATACGGCATTTCCGCCCAGCGGCCACTCCGGCCCAACACCATGCGCCGGGTGGCCAGGGGCGTGGACAAGTTCGTGGTCAAGTCTGCAAACCCGTTTTTGGTGGTGGTCAACCACGCCGGAGAGTTCCGAGGCCAGGAGATTGGGGACCCGCTCCAGACCATTACAGCAAAACATGGGTATGGGGTGGCAAGCCCGGCCATGGTGCCCTGGACGGTGACCAACACCACCAACTCCACGGGCCACCCAGTCAATGAGCCAATAGACACGGCGCGGACCGGCGGCGGAGGCGGGCAAATGTTTTTGGGGGCCTCCCTGATCCAGTACCACACGGAACAGTCCGAGCATGTGAGAGGCCAGGAGATCACCGGGCCGATTATGACCATTGACGCCGCCAACCGCTACGGCCTGACGGCGGCCAGCCTGGTCAAATACTACGGGAACGACCAGCACGGCCAGAACATCCAGGACCCGCTCCACACGGTCACAGCAAAAGACCGGGAGGGGCTGACAACCGTCCACCTGGTCAAAATGAAAGGCACCAACCTGGGCGGACCGGCCACGGAGCCGGTGCAGACTATCACCGACGGCGGAGGCCATCATGGTGTGGTCACCACGAAAATCACCAGAGCGGAGCCGGGGGCGGATCTCCGACACTGGCCGGAGATCCGGGAGCTGCTGAATACATATTGCGGCTATCACCTGGGGCCGGAGGATGTGATCCTGTTCCAGATCAGCGGCGCCTGGTATTTCATGGCGGACATTGGCCTGCGTATGCTGACACCGCGGGAGCTGTACCGGGCAAACGGTTTCCCGGACGATTACAAGATCGAGCGGGACTACACCGGACAGACCTACGGGAAAAGCAAGCAGGTGGCCCGGTGCGGAAATGCGGTGCCTCCTCCCTTTGCCACGGCCCTGGTGCGGGCCAACCTGCCGGAGTGGTGCGCGGGGGTGGAGATCAACACCATGGAGGAACTGGAAAGGGCGGTGGCGGTGTGAAAATACCGGACGATGTGTTTATGACCCGTTGCCGCTACTGCGGGCATGGGCAGACGGGAGCAGAAAATAAAGAAATCCCGGATGATAAACTGTTTATTCACTTTTGGGCGAAGCAATCGCCGTGCGGGATCATCGGGATTGCACAATGCGATAAGGTCCAAGGCGAGTGTCTGGACTTCAAGCCTAACCCCATGTTTGGAATTTGCGAATACTGCACTTTCACAAACAGCTTTCATCCCGGATTTTGTACGGCGCCCGGCGGGCCGGTGAACAAGCGGCGGGTATTCCTGGGATGGAGCGGGATAGGAGATTATTACTCCGGCCACGCGCTTTTCACCTGTGACCGCTATCGAGTGAGTGAACGGTGGAAAGACCTAATCCTAAAAACCACCGTAGCGGGACGCGCACCGGCAAATTTTGACCCAGGAACATGGGAAGCCCTGAAACACATTGACGGGACAGCTACGGCAAAACGGTGGGCGGACCTGCAAGCCAAACGAAAGGCAGAACTGGAGGCAGAGGCAGAAAAAGAGGCGAGAAAAAGGGCGGAGCTGGAGCAGAAGCAAATTTCCATGTTTGATGATGACTGAAAACGGGGTGAAGCCATGCAGAGCAAAAAGAACATGCGCCGGATCAGCGTCCTGGTGACCGCACAGACGGCCTATAACCTGGATAAGCTGGCGGCCATGTGCTGCTACCGGGAGCGGGGCCATGTGATCGACAAGCTGGTGAGAGAAAAAATGCTGCAACTGAACGGAGGAAAGCGACATGAACAAGACGAAAATTGACTGGGCCACCATGAGCTGGAACCCTGTAACCGGGTGCCGCCATGGGTGCCCATACTGCTACGCAAGACGGACCGCCCACCGCTTTGACGCCGGGTGTGTGGATCCTGACCCGCTGGCTGACGGCCTCCATGTGCTGGAGGAGAAGATCAAGGCCACGCCATACCCATACGGATTTGAACCCACCATGCACAGATACCGCCTGAACCAGCCGGAACGCCAAGCGGAGCCGCAGACGGTTTTTGTGTGCAGCATGGCGGATCTGTTCGGGCGCTGGGTGCCAACCTCCTGGATCGCGGAGGTCCTGGACGCCTGCCGCCGCGCTCCGCAGCACCGCTATTTGTTCCTGACGAAAAACCCGGCCAGATACCTGCAACTGGACTACATGGGCTTACTCCCGCATGAAAATAATTTCTGGTATGGGTCCACGGTGGCCAATGAGGACGCAGCGGCCATGTACACCATGCAGGGCGTGGCAATCAACAGCTTTTGGTCTATGGAGCCGCTGCTGGGGCCGGTGGACATGAGCGCGGCGGAGGGCCTGCCCCAGTGGGTGATCCTGGGGGCCGAAACCGGGAACCGGGCGGACAAGGTGGCACCGCGGCGGGAGTGGGTGGACCAGATCACACAATTCTGCGCGGAGAACGGAATCCCGGTTTTCTACAAGGACAACCTGCGGGCGCATTTCCCGGATCTCCCGCCCTCCGCCTCCCCGTGGGATGACCGGGAGGACGCAACAGCGGAATGGGCCGCCCATTACATGGGGCGCTTTGAAAGGCAGGTATGACCCGTGGAAAAAATCGAAATTGGCTACACCGTGGAGAAAGAGCGGTGGCTGGAAGCGTCGGAAAATTTGCACGAGTTTGGCCAGATCATGGCGCGGAACCTGCGGAACATGAACAGAGACGGGTGCGGACAGGAGGCCGCGGACGATCTCATGGCGGACATTATGCTGGCCTGTGCGGCCATCGGATATGTGGCGGAGTTTGCCGTGGATAAATGCCGGTTTATTCCTATGCCGGGAGGTGGCCAGAAGTGACCGAGCAGAAAAGGCCGCAACAATGTGAGGGCTGCGCGCTGGCAGAGCATGACGCATATATTTGTGCCCGCTGGCGCCTGTCCTATGCGGTGAATGAGCTGAAAAAGGCCATTCCTATGGTGCGGAGGACGGCGGTGGAAAATATGAAATGCCCATACCACTACCCCGCCAGCCTTTTGGGAACCGGGGTGGTGATAATGGACGAAATAGGGCCATGGCCGCCAAAAGGAAAGGGGCGCTGACTGTGCGGGCGGTGCTTTTGAGCATAAAACCGGAATGGTGGGAGAAGATCCTGGCTGGGGAGAAAGACCTGGAAATCAGAAAGACGGTCCCGCGGGGCGGAGCCGGAGAGCCGGAACCGTGGCCGCTGCTGGTCCTGGCGTATGTAAGCGGGACCGGGGCCGTGCTGGGGCAATTTCTCTGCATGGGGTGGGTGAAAAGCAACTGCTGGCGGTATCTGTCCTCCCGATCCTGCGTACCGGAGGAGGATCTGAAAAAATACGCCGGCGGAAAATCGCTGTATGGCTGGATTGTGGGAGAGGCGGAGGCATACGACACCCCCAGCCCGCTGGCAGAGTTCGGGCTGAACCGTCCGCCTATGTCGTGGCAATATGTGGAGATCCCGGACCCGGAGGACGAATAATGGCCATCAATCTTTCGGACCTGCCGCCCAAATATCAGCGGCAGGCCGTGGAAAAGTACATGAAGCAGCAGAAGCGGCGGGGGCCTGCGCCCTC